TGATTATTAGTAATACGACCATCAGCTAATGCACTCATACTTTTAATTAATGTTTGAGGTACAACTGCCTTTTTAATTATATGATAATCTATTGATCTATGATTATCATCATTTTGTGGATCATATGACCCATCTTTGAAAAGATTTGGATTAGTTATTGCAAATACATTATCAACTATTTCTCTATTTTTTTTGTTTGAACCGTCATAAAGATCATTTTGAATATCTTTTATTACTCTATCAGTTTCTCTTATTCGTGTATTGTTACGAGCATCAGCGCCTGATTGACTTATAACTCTATTTAAAACATCTTGTATTGCACTTTGTGTAGATGATTTATTAATATGACCACGTTCAGATATATCATTAACTAAGTTATAAAACTTTTCTTCACCTTCCGTAAGCGATATGTTTTTACTAGGATTAGCTACCTTTGCTATAATCTTACCAAGACTTTGTGCGTTATTTATTATTTCCCCACTTTGAAAAACTTTTCTTACTGTTTCTGTTAGAGCAAGTTCTTTTAATGCACCTGCTTGTTTTACACTTAAATTTACAAAACCATTTCCTTTTCCATACTTTTCAACTAAAGCAGGATCTTCATTTTTTACACCTACAGCATTATCTATTCGATTATAAAATTCAGTAATTTTATTTAAATTAATGTTACCAGTTTCCACATATTCACTAGCTAAATCATCTGTTTCTAACTCAAGTGATTGTGTAATTTCTGTATAATTAATTTGTGTTTGTGGATCTTCTTTTCTTTCTTGTGCAATTTTTCTTTCTAATTCATCTTCTTGATTTTCTTTAACTCTTCTTCCTGATTCTATATTAGAAACATTACTGGAAACTTGCCTTGCTTCATCAACAATTACATCTATATTAGATCCTGATTCTTTTTTAATTAAATCTAAAGTTTTATAATCATCAGCGTTTAATTCTTTTATTTTTACACCTGAGTTAAGATACCTTACAGCACCCCTCATTTGTGTAGTGTCTTTATTTCCTGAAAAACTTTTTAATAATCCTAAAGGTATTGCTGTTTGTATATTTCTTTTTTGATTATTGTATTGCGTTCTTGTAATGCCAACCCCATTGCCATCACTATAAGCAGCATCTAAATTATTTAATAAATCGTTTTGTACAACTTTTAATGATTTTAATTCCTCATCAACATTTTCAAATGAATATATTTGTGTGGCTTCTGCACTTAAATCTTTTGCTGAGTTACCAATAATTTCTATTGTATTAAAACCTTCTTCAATAAGGTTTTGTCTATTTTCCTTTAATGCCATATCAAAGAAATGTTGAGTAGATAACTTAGCTACACTTTCCCTGATTTGATTTACATACTCTCCACCACCAAGATTGGTTATTTGCTTTTCATACTCAGGTATAAATGTATCTATCTTTTCTTGAAACTCTGCTGATGTCTTTGATTCAAGCCTAAGTTTATTTATATTTCTATTAACATCATTTGCTAAAGCAATTCCATACTTCTTTCTTAATAAAGGTTGTGCTGTTTGCTGTGCTACCTTACTTAACGAAGTATCTAATTTCTGAAAGTTAAGTTCATATTGACCTGTACCTACACCTAACTCATCAACTATTTCTGTTCTTGTTGGCAAAGATGAAACATAATCTCTACCTTTTTCCATCTCTTTTTCGGTAGCCTCTTTAAAATACATAGTAGCTAAATCACCAGAAACCCTTGAAAGAGTTTGTGCAGCTTGGATCGCACCTGTATCTACAGGCACTACACCTAAAGGTCTGTTGCGAAATGTAGTTTGTTTAGCTTTTAAAAATTCTACCATTAAGTATATATTCCTTGTTTAGAGGCAGGATTTGATGAAAGTTGACTAGCTGTAGAATATCCTTTTAACAAAGAACCAAATGCTTGATAGCGATAAGCTCTTGCTAAATTGTTACCTTTCATAATAGCCATTGATTGTGCAAGACTTCTATTAGCTTGCTCACCTAACAACTGGACATTTGCTCTTGCTACTTCTGTAGAAGTTTCTCTTCTAGCCTTATTAATTATAGTACTAAGACTTCTGTCAGAACCTATATCCCTACCAAGAACACCTGCCAAAGATTCATTTGAGCCTATAAAGGTACTAAGATTTGCCATACGAATATTATGCTCTTGTATAGCTTGTAATTCAGCTTGTTTCTTTTGTGTTTCTATTTGTCTAGCTCTCAAAGCGGCTTCTCTTTTTGCAGCCTTTGCTGCACTCAAAGATCCCATAACAGAAAAAGCCGTTGATGCTACTGCTAGTGCTAACTGTAATGCCATTAAAATGCCACCTCTACTATCATACCATTAATTTGAAGATCCAAAGGAAACGACTGTGATATCGTTACTCTTGGATCACGACTATAACCTAACATCCTAAACTCTTCCTTACCTGTAACTGCCACCCTATCTAAACTCATATCATCTGTCACATTCCTAATAACAAGATCTCTGGTTATTGATGTATTATTAGGCCCTGATACACTTACAGCAGTTGTTTCAAATAAATCTAATATAACTTTTGGTATCTGTCTAGGTTCTCCTGTAAGTGGGCCACCTTGAACAGCGGCATCTATTGGCAAAGTTTTCAATGAAGGTGTAAATGCGTAACCAATATAGGCTTGTGTTATACCACTCTTTACAGAAGATGCATCTATCTCTCCACTAGATACAGTAAACTCACCTAGATAATCATTACCATTTGTAGCTTTTACAACAGCATCATTAGCAAAATGAGATGTAGCTAGTCCTGTAAAAACACTAGCTGTTCCTGTAAAACTATCACAAAAATCCATAGGCATATCATCTTGAAACTCTTCTAAAAAGTATTTAGTTGTTCCTGATCCATCATCTCTTGCTGCTACAACAAACAATCTTTCATTAACTGCACATATACTATGCCATGTACCTTGTGTATTCCATAATGCCCAACCTGCTTTTTGATCTCCTCTTATAGAATAAAATACAGCTATTGTACCATCATTATTAAGAAGAAATGCATATGACTCACTACGATTCAAAGCACCTTTAATAGATGTCATCTGTACTGGATCAAGTATTAAATGTGGAGCTAAACCTGATACAGCTACTGAAGTATATGCAGATTCAGAATCTGTAAACAAAAACTCTCTTAATGCACTACCAGTTTTTTGTATAAACAAAGTAGCACCATCAAATACAGTAGGTTTTGCAAAAGATGCACCATAAGGTGTTTGTCTTCTTATTTGTGCATTAGCAGGTGTTACTGGTTTTTCTATTGGTGCTTTTACATATAACTCTGCTCCAGTAGTAAATACTTGTAAATCTCTATTAGATACTAAATGTCTTATAGTAAATATTTCACCTACATTTGCAGTGATATCTAATGCATCATTATCATCACCATCACCTATATCAAAGTTAAAAAACTGACCAGACTTACTACCCCATATTCCATCAGGCTGTGCTAGTGTACCACCAAACCATAATCTATTTTGATGAAATGTTACTGCAGCAGGATATCCTCTAAGTGTAGAATAACTTTGCTCTTGCCATTCTGTAGTAGCTGCACCTGTAATAATTCTTGGTGTTCCTCCACCAATAGCACTAGATGAAGCTGTATGACTTGAGTTAAACTCATATGTATTCTCATCTATTACTGTAATAGTATGCGTTCCATTTATTTGTGCAGCACTTGCTCCACCTAATGATCCTGCTCTTTCTATAGTTATACTAGCACCTGTAGCAAGTCCATGTAATGCATGGGTTACTTGTATAACACTTGTGCTTTCTATTGTTTTTAAAGAATCTATAGGAAGCTGTACTTGTAATGTTCCTTTGATGTCAGCAGTTACTGTTGTTGCATTTGTAAATGCTGTTATCCTGCATCTTGTTTCGCCTATCAATAAATCAATACCTACATGATCTGATGTAAAATAATCTGCAGATGATGTTAAGGTAGCTCCAGTACCAGTTGTAGCACTAGATGATATTGTTACACCTAAATCTTGGAATGGAAAATATGGCTGATATATTTCGTTTGCATCCCTTGATTGGTCAAAAGCAAATGTACTCACAGCAAAAGTAGTAAGAGATGTTCTTGTGAGCAATCTAATCATAAAGGTTTGATGTGCTATAAACATAACATCACCCTGCTGTGCAAAAGTAATCTCCTCAAGATAAGGTGCTGCAGTTGTATTTACTAGCCAAGATTGTCCAGTAATAGTTTGTATAGAAGACACATCTCCAGTAGTAGGACTTATTTGAAATATCTCTATTCTTTCATTACTAAATGCTATTATATATTTTTCATCATCTGAAAATACAAAAGGTTCTATTCTTACTGATTGTCTAAGATCTGCAGAATGGGCAGGATTGCTTCCAAAGTTTGCCCATCTCTTTGTGCCTGTTCTTTTTTTTAAGCCGCCTTCAGATCGTATAAAAAAGTTACGAACTTGCTCTGCTGCGTTTGTATAAACCTGTGTATCAGTCCTTGAAGTTAATGATGGGCTTACCTCTCCAAATTGAAAGTTATTTAATGGCACTCTTACTCTAGCCATTTAACTTCTCCTGTTGGTTATAAACCTTGATGTTGATAGTCTTCTTGTAGTTTGTTGTTGTGAATCAAGATTTCTAGCTTTAGCCATAAGCTGTTGACCTTTAGCTTCCATAATTTGCATAAGAGAATTATCTCTTGCAATAGATGTGGCAAAAATAGTTGCTAATGCATATTCTACTGCCAAAGAAAAGTAACTAGGCCATGTATCTTCTGTTGCTCTATATGTGTAATCGCCAATCAAAACATCTTGTGATGTAGAATCTGAAAATACTTTGTCTCCATAAACTGTATATTCAATCAATCTATCATTGATTGTAACACCATGTAATATAAGAATGTCACTTGGTAATTGATGGGCAATGTCAAACCTACCAGTAGGTTCATCTGTTAATTGATTTAAAACAGCTTGCTCTGTTGCAAATCGCCATCTTGCTGAAGTTAAAGTTGCTCTAACTGTATCTTCATACATATTAGATGCAACTAATGCTTCTGTACTTGCACTATCAAAAGATGTAATAGGCTCTGATCCTATAAGAACTAATGCCCTTGATGCTATATCTATTGATGAATTTGCTGCAGTACTTGTCATATAATATAATCAGGAGGGTAGAATAAACTACCCTCCAATGATCCTTTAGTCGCCATCTGTTTCTGCAACAGCAGTGCCGTCTGAAACGTCAACCACTGATCCAGTATTAGATAATACAGTACAGAAATTTGTTGTAGGTACATTAGTATCCATAACAATTATAAGATCTCTAACATTCAACATATTTGCTGCGTTGTTAAAATATCCTTCTGTATTTACAGTTGCAATGGGATCTGCTGTTTGGTAAATCCAAAGATTTACACCACTAGCACCTGCCATTCTGTGTAATCCACTTGCTGCATAAGCCATGATCTATCTCCTTATGAGTTGTTGTCAAGGACTTCATAGATACCATTGTCATCTATGACAGTAGCACCCATTGACATCATTGATGTTGCTAAGTGAGAAACTTTCTCAGGTACATAATTTAACTCAGTAGTTACATCTGCACCGATACCTAGACCCACTGAAGAAGTGTGGTAACCTATGTTCTTTCCTGCAGTAACTGCACTTGTTGAGAATACTTTAAATCCCAAGAACTCTTTCATAGACATTCCACCTGCATAAGGTAGATTCTGCTCTCCAACAAAGTCAGATGAAGCAAACTCTGTAATGAGGAATAAGTCAGCATATCCTTTAGGATTCATAGCTAAATATCTTCCACCATCCTCAGGAACATCTGCAGCACCCATTGTCTCAAATAATGATAACAAGTCTGCTTTTTCTAAAGCTGAACCTGTGTCATGTATTTGTGTTGAGTTTGCACCTGCATCCATTGCAGTGATAAGTAACTCATCAGTCTTACGACCTAGAGCAGCAGCAGCAGATTGTGCTACAGCTTGTCTTTCGTCTATGTTGGTCTTTAACTCATCCAATTTGTCAATGTACTCTGCAGCATAAAAGTCTGAGAGTGTCACATCAACTGTTGTGTGAGCCAATTCCATTGGTGTAATCATACCATTTCTTGATTTAGTTGAGGCAGAACCAGTACCAATCTTCTGAAAACGTACTGTGCTTCCATTCACGTTGCTTACAGTACGGACAGTATTTCTTAATTTACTACCCATTCTTTGATAAGCTAGATGAACTTCAGTTTCAAACTGCCTAATAAAGGCTGTAT